GCCAGCCGCGAGTTCCAGTTCATCGCCTCCATGCTGCACGAGGCCGCCCCCGGCGCTCTGGGTGGCGCTCCGGCCCCTGCAACACCAATCGAAGAGCCCAGCCCCATTGGTGGCGGACTGCACGACTCTCAGGGATTCACCAGTTTCGACCACGGCATTATGGACGGCACCATGTCGCCCGCCGGTGGTACGGATGCCTGGGTGAGTCGTGGCCCCAAGGAGGGTCGCCGCGGTCGCGTCTGGGCAGCCAAGATGATCCGCGAGGTGGGCACCAAGCAGGCCCGCGTCCGGCTGATCAACGCTGGCCGCCGCGCCAAGGTCATCTCCGCCGGTGACCACAAGGCCCTATTGGCCATGTACTCGTTCCGGCACGCCGATCGCAACTACCTGCAGCAGGCCGACGAGTCGCTGACCAAGGTGCTGAACGAGAAGGCGGAGGAGTTCCAGAACACCATCGCCCCGCTGCAGCAGGCCCTGATCACCATCCAGGAGGCCGAAGCGCTCACCAACCCGCTGAACGTCTCGCCCCCGGCCGGTACAGTCAACGTACTCCCGGGCCAACAGGGCCAGGCCGGTGCTGGCGCTGCTCCCGCGGCTCCCGCTCCGGACCCCACCGGTGGATCGGTAGCGCCTCAGGGTGCTGGCGGCGTGGGCGCTGACCCCGCTGCGGCGGCCCTTGCCGCCCCTCAGCAGCTCGCTGCGGGCCGCAATCGGGGTGGTCACCCAAAAGGACGATAGACGGCAGCAAGTGGTACACAGCTGACGTCGTCAACGAATTCGCCCAGTGGGGCAAGCAGAAGGGCCCACTGACCGGCACCGAGGCCGATGTAGACCAGTTCGCCGAGCAGAAGCACGTCGGGCCCCGCGCCGTCCAGAAGCTGAAGACCCAGCAGGGTGGCGGGATCTCCGGCCAGCCCGGTCTGGCGGCTCCCCCAAAAGCAGTGGCGGCATCTAGCCGCCGCAAGCAGGCCCCGGTCGCCGAGCCTGGATTCATCTGGTCCAAGAGCCCCGGCACCGTCCGCCAGGAGTTCGCTGGCCGCATGGCCTCCGGCACCCACCCGGAGGACGTCTACCGGTCGATCATCGGCGAGATCAACGAGCACTACGCCGACGGTCAAATCGGCAACCGGGACGCCCACCGCGCTGCCAACGAGGCGTTCGGTCGTCTGCTGATGGCCAAGAAGAAGACCGCCTGGACCGGCTGGGGCCCCGAGCAGAAGCCCAAGCGCCATAAGGTTGGCGGCTGGGAGTGGGACAACCACCTCAATGGCTTCGTCTCGAATGCCCCGCGGCAATTCGAATGCAATTGCGGCGAGCCGGTAAAGGTGCCCGACTACCACAACTGTAAATGCGGCAAGATCTGGAACACCTACGTTATCGGCACCGGTGGCAATAGGCACCAGGCATCCGCGGAAATGTTCGTCGCCCGGGAAATCCCGAACCGCGAGGGCGTCATCGTGGCTAAAAGGGCTGCTACAGACCATTACCACGACGGTGATGGTCGCTACACCGGTCCCGTAAAGGGCAACGGTAATGCGCCCATTTCTCCGTATGGCAAGGATGATCACTGCCTCGAATGCGGGGCACATTTCCTCGATCCCCACATTGGTCACGAACCAGATCAGATTTGGGCAAAGCGAATTGCCCGGGATGATTTGACTTTCCCGACCAATCCCCATAAGAATTACAGCGATGCCCTTGCTGATAGCGACGACAGTGAATGGCCTTCGGACCATCACCCGTCATCCGGTAAGCGCACCATGAGTGACAATCCCGGAACGGATTGGCATTCACGCGGTCCCGGAGGTAAATGGACGCCCGGAAAGAATCCAGGCCCCAATGCCTTCCAGAAGAAAGATGGCTAATCTTGAGCGCTCTCTGCTGGGGATGCAAAAGGTTCCGGGACGCCGCTGTTACTGACGGGGCGGACCGGAGCTACTGCGCGGACTGCGCGGGCCTCCTGCCGAGCTCCCGAGAGATGAACGTCATGGCCTTCCTGGCCTACACCGTCCCCTACGAAGTCGGCGACATCGTCTCGTGCAAGACCGGCGGCGAGATCTACGACGGGATTGGGCACGTCGTCCGGGTCTCGTTCGACCCGATGGACCTGGCCAGCCCGATCATGCCGATGTTCCTGGTCGCGATGGACGAGAAGGATTACGACGAGGTGCCCGACGAAGTCTGGTACTCCGAGGTCTGCCTTGAGCCGGTGACTGTCCATGCCTGAGGGTTTCTCGATCAACGACAAGCGGCACTCTGCGTCCGCGGGTACCGGCAGGCGCACCGCGTCGGGCCTCTACCTGCCGGGCGCTAACTGGCAGGCCACCGCCAACAGCATGCGGTCCAAGGGCTTCACGCTGCCCACCTCCGGCACCCAGGCCCGTATCCAGGCCAAGCAGACCGTGACCGACGTCCGGGAGCGCGGTACGGTCGCCGACGTCCAGAACCGGGCCATGGCCGCCGCGATGCGCCAGGACAAGTTCCAGCGCGCCTCGGCCCGCATGTCGTCCGGAGCCATGACCCGCACCGGTGCCAATACCCAGATGGTGCTACCCAAGATCCGCCAGCCGGGCGCTTCTCTGCTGGACAAGGGCGTGCCCTTCAACACCCAGGACCCCGACGAGCTGATTGAACTGCGGAGATGGTGTAACACTCCGGACGCCCCAGTATGGATGGGCGATTACACCTTCAAGCCGATCGGTGAGATCGAGGTCGGCGACCAAGTTATTGGCTGGGACACCCACGAAGAGCAGTGGCGCAGTGGTCGTCGAGAGCTAACGCGCACGACAGTTCTTGCGGTCAATCGCCGTATGGCCCCCGAGGTCGTGAGGGTCACTTTTGCATCTGGTCGCACCGTGAAGTGCACCCCAGACCACGAGTGGTTGCGGTACTACGCGCCGGGCGCGGACGGTCGCATCCTGAATGGGGAAAACAATCCCGACCGCTCCTGGTCTAAGCGTTACGACAGTGAATATGCTCCCCTACAGATTGGGTCGATTGTTCGATCGGTGATCGTTCCCACCCAAGACCTCGATAGCCTCGAGAAGGTTAAGGCCGCCAGCTGGTTGGCAGGAATTATCGATGGCGAGGGTTCGTGGAGCCGGACGTCTATCAGGATCTGTCAGTCGCTGAAACACAATCCTCACATCGTTGCGCGTATCGATGCAGCCTTAGATCTGCTAGGGATGACCTATAGGCGGCACGTCTCCACTCGAGGGGATGCCAGGAATGGTTCTGGAAACCTCGGCAGTGGCGAAATGGTTCGATGGGATCTCTGCCGCGGGATCAAGGGCGATCGATCTGGAAAGAATCGCCAGCAGCTGATCGACCTTTACAACTGGGCTCAGCCCGCCAAGTTCGATCGCGAACACATGGACACGGCCTTCCTGACCAAGAATTTCGGTGAGCCAGATCAGGTCGTTTCAATTGAGAGCCTCGGCCCCGGTGAGGTGGTCTCGATGCAGACCACTACCGGAAACTACACAGCATGGGGGTTCGCCTCTAAGAATTGCCGCCTGTTCTACAGCACCCACCCGCTGGTGCCGCTGCTGATCGACATCTATTCGAAGTTCCCGGTCATGGGCCTTGAGTTCGCCTGCAAGGACCCCAAGATCGAGAAGTTCTACGAGGAAATGTTCATGCAGGACCTCAACTACGAGGAGTTCCTGCCCGACGGCCTGCTGCGCGAGTACTTCATCGTCGGCGAGGTCACCAGCCTCTCGCACTTCAACGAGTCGCTGGGCATCTGGTCGTCCGAAGAGATCCTGAACCCGGACATGATCCGGGTCTCCAAGAGCCTGTTCGTCGAGCAGGAGCGGGTCCAGCTGCTGGTCAAGGAGCTCGTCGAGTCGCTGCGCAACGGGCCCGGCGGGATGTCCCCCACCGACGAGTCGCCGTCGGAGAAGTTCGAGCGCAACTGGGAGTACGAGCAGCTCGTCAAGTTCTACCCGGAGATCATCAAGGCCGCGACCCAGGACGACGGTCTGGACATCTCCGACGCCCTCGTCTCCCGGATGGTCAACAAGGCCGCCTGGTGGGACCTGCGCGGCACGCCGCACCTGCTGAGGTCCTTCCGGACCCTGATGCTCGAGGAGTCGCTGAACGCGGCTCAGGACGCCGTCTGCGACCGCCTCTACGCCCCGATGATCCTGGCCACCCTCGGCATCGAGGACATGGGCGACGGCGAGTGCTGGATCCCGGACCAGGCCGAATTGGAGGACCTGCGCGATGACATCCAGAGCGCGCTCGCGGCAGATTTCAAACTG